CTATGTACCAAATCTCTATTATCAACCAAATCCGCAGATGGGATACTAGTAAAGATTGTATCGTATCTCTCACCTACATAGTTTTCCGATAATTCCAATGAGTAGTGAACAACACTCTTACCTGCCTTTACAGCGGCCGCTCCGATTGCGGCAAGAACCCAAGTCTTACCAACCCCAGAAGGTGCCACTACAACCCCTAACTCACCCGGTCCTAAACCTCCGTTCATTAATTCGGTAATAACCTCCCACGGAGTAGCAATGGTATCTCTTTTCTCATCCTCAATACGAGCTATATAATCCAATAGATAATCATGTCCCAAATCGGTTTCAATACCAACTTTCATTGCCTTATCTACTAAATCCTTAATCCTATCGTAATTACCCGCTTTAAGTAAATCTACCGATTGTATAATTACCTCTTTTAGATTCTGATTGATACAAAATGATGAGAACTCCTTCTTCACATAATCCGTATCATCTTGTCCAACTTGCGTATAAACTACTTTAAGTTGCTCGATTATGGTTTTTTGTAAAGATGGATTATCTACTTTGGATATTTCTGATTTGAATACATCCAATGTAGGTTCTTTCTTAAACTCATCAAAATAATCTTTAATTGTTTCAACTATCCATTTATTAGCTTCCGATTCAAAAAACTTCTTATGTATAATATCACTTAACGAATCCAAAAGTTTAGCATCCGTCAATAATACAGATATTACTTTTGATTGAAACGATTGACCGTATTTAGATAATGTATCTAATGCTTCTGCCATTTATTTTTATTTAACTATAATGTTTGAAAATGTTGATTTTAACCAATCGTTAATATCACTCCAATTTTGTAGGATTTTGTATTTAGCTCCTACCTTAAAGAACTCCATCTTTTCAAACTTCTTATTTGGTTCTCTAAACCTATCTAAAATTTTCATCTTTTCGTTAGTGGAAATTATAGGTTCTTCTAATTGCATTAATTGTTGATTTCTTAAAATAACATCTTTGTTAGCTACAATATCAGAATATAATTTAGATTCTTTGATTTTAGTTTCCGCAATATCAAAAAACTCATCAAATTCTATCTTTCTATCTTCACTTAACTCTGGGAATCTTTTTAGTACTGTCTTCAATCCACATCCTTTTACACCCGGAATATTATCCGAATTATCTCCATCCAACGTTCTGAATAGAAGTAGATTTTGTGGATATAAGCCATACTCTTCAAATACCGCTTTCCTATCATATTTTTTCTTTTTAGTTGGAGAATAGATTGTGACCTTATCATTTACCAATTGTAGGAAATCCTTATCAGTAGATACGATTACACACTCTTCATCCTCACCCAATAGTTGTGTAGTGATGTGTCCGATAACATCATCGGCTTCTATACCATCATACACCATTGTTGTGACAGGCAAACTATCTAATATATCTACCAACCATACAAATTGGCGTTTCATAGATACCTGCTCATCTTCTTGGGTCATCATTTCGGGATACTGTCTATTGACTCTGAAACGATTCTTACCTCTTTCAGATTTATATCCCTCATAAATCTTTTTTCTTCCATTAGAACCACCCTTACCATCAAAAGTAAGGATAACTCTTGTAGGGTTAAATTGGCGAATACCAAACCCTATTGATTTCAATGAACCAATAACTCCACCCGTATGGTCACCATCCTCATTCATTGTAGGATTAGTTGTCCAGCTACGGATGAAGGTATTTAGTCCATCAATGATAAGAACTCTACTATTTCTCACTCTTTGGGAGTTTGAGTCGTGTTCCGTTTCTACTTCATTGAGTAATTTTTTGTAAAGTTCTTTCATTTTGTTTGTAACATATTAGTTAATTAATCTCCAATAACTTCCGAATCTACAAATAGTTCTTCTGAATCCAGTGTACTACCCTTTTTGTATTGTAAGATGGTTGCCTCACAAATACGCTTGTAGATTTGGTCTTTAACTGATTGATTAGTTTCCAACAATTGAGGAAAATCTTTTGATTGGAACTTAATTTCTTCACCTGTATCAGTGTCCACATAAGTGTACCATGCTCCAGCAGCTTTTAGTAAGTTATTGTCTTTCATACTACCCAACCAAGCTCCGTAGTTATCAATACCTCTATCAAAGAAGATATCAAAATCTGCAGTTCGTAATGGTGGGCCCATACGATTCTTTACAACCTGACAACGAACTTTAATTCCCACAATTTGGTCATTTCCATTCTTGTCTTTTGCTTTAATTGTACCCATACCCTTCAATCGTAAACGAACCGAAGCATGGAAAGCGATTGCCTTACCACCAGAAGTTGTCCACGGGTCAGAGAATGGCATAGCGTTCATCTTCTGTCTTAATTGATTTGTGAAAACCAAAGTGATTTTCTGTCTACCAATTAAGTTAGTGATTTTACGCATTGCTTTTGAGATAATGATTGCCTTATCGGTAGCGTATCCATCTTTATCGTAATCCGCATCCATCTCCTTTTTAGTTGATGCTGCTGCTACTGAATCCACTACGATAGTTACATACTTATCCTTTGATGCAACTCTCACCTTTTCGATAATCGTTTCGGTGTACTCAAAACACTCTTCCACAGTTTCAGCTGCTACATAAAGCATTTTAGATACATCTACTCCAATTGCGTTTAAGAACTCCGCACTTACTGCATTTTCAGTATCAATTAATACTGCCAATCCACCTAACTTTTGCGTTTCGGCAAGAAGGTGGGCGGATAAGAGCGATTTACCACTCTGCTCCAACCCAGTAACTTCGGTAATTCTACCAACAGGCAATCCACCATAAGGGCGATTTGAGATAGCCACATCCAACAATGATGCTCCAGTTGATACCCAACCTTCTACATTTGTAGGTGCTTCATCCGAATCCAAAAAGAATGCCACTTTCTGGTCTTTAGATTGTTTGTTTAGAGTTTCAGCAAGTATATCTGCTAACTCAATTTCCTTTTTTGCCATAACTTACGTTTTTAGTTGTTGAATAGGTCATCAAATGCAGATGTTACATCATCTAATTTCTTAGCTGGTGTTGGTTGTGAACCTCCCATATCATGCGATTCAGCTTTTGCTGTTGGTGCTGGTATTACGGATTCTGCAGGTGATGCCGTTGAAGATAATGTTTGAGCTGATACTGATGTTTCTAATTCATCATCACCAGTTGCTGATGGATTTAACCATCCCTCTAACACACTTTTCAACTCTGAATAAGTTAGTTCTTGATAAAGGTCTGTAATTTCCATTTGGTTTGTAAGGAATTTCTTAGTGTCCTCCGCTGATTCTACCAATGGTGTTTCTTTTGGTTTTACTCTGATTGTTGTAACAGGGTATGATGTACCACTATCTTCAGCCGATACAATCTCAACAGTGATATCTCTACCAGTTGTTGGGTCAGTAATATCGCCGTAGTCTGGGTCAGCCATATATCCTAAGATTTCTTGGTAAACAGTCTTACCGAAACCCCAAAAACGAACACCTTCTCCTTCTTCACCCCTTACCAATACTGGTACGAATGTACGAAGTTTCGGCTCCATCTTTTTCGCTGCTTTCCAATCTTCCTTATCACCCATACGTTTTAATTTGTCAGCGAACTCAACAATTGGGTCCGGTCTGCCAAATGACATTGGAGATAAATAAGATTTGTTGTTAATGTTGTAATGAAAATAAAGTTCGATAAAAGGATTTTCTTCGTTGAACTTATACGGAACTAAACGGATTTGATGTTTGCCCGGTGTTGGTTTCCACAATTCTACTTTCTTCGATGTGGTTGATTGCAGTTTGTTCAGTCTGCCTCTGATAGCATCTAAATTAATAGCCATTTTTTTGAGTTTTAAGAGTTTATGTTTTATGGTTTTATTTGGGTGTCTGTCCTACACCGACGTCCTATATAAATATAACGTTCTTACAAAGATACGAAGAATATTTGATAATACCAAATGTTTTTTTAAACTTTTTTTTATGCAGATATTTTTCATATAATTGTAACAAAGATACCAATAATTTGTTACAATTCCAAATAAAAAAGGGAAAACTTTCGTTCTCCCTTTTGTTTATGCCAATAAGTTGTAGTATTCTTTAAAATGTTTAATTCTGTCTGCCAAACCAATTGTACCTCCGTTTACTCTTTTAGTAATTTTTGTTACAACTGCATCTGAACTTCCCTCATCTGCCATCTTATGTAATCCATTTTTAGAAAAGAACCAAGCTGCTGATAATAATGCATATGGACCAGATACTTTATCCTGATTCACTGTCATATCCTCACCAATTGATTTACCAAATGCAGTGTAGTTTTCTTTACCTGTCAATTGGATATATCCTCTTCCTCTGAATTTGTATCCCTCTCCACTACTTTCAGGGCCATTACCCATTCTACCACCATATACTCTATTTGCAATCTTCTCCGGCTTTCTTTCGTAAGCTGCTGCTAATGCTGAAGTTGGGAAATACTTTTTGAATATACCCATCAAACCTTTTGCAGAATAGTTTAGGTTTTCTTGCGTTGCTCTAAATCCACCACTTTCGTGTCCACATTGTGCTAAGAAGTGTGCTAATCTCAATGGAGTGTTGATACCAAACTTTGCAGCAGTATCAGGTATCATTGCAATTACTGCATCAGGAATATGTCCTTTTAATTTAGCCAAATTCAATCCAGCTACATTTGCCACCGGTGCAGATGCAACAGGTTGTGGTGCAGGTGCAGTTGGTTGTGCTACTGGTTTTGGAACTGACGTAACTCCCATAATTTTGTTCCAAGTATTAGGTCCAA